TACAACAACGATATGGAATCAGCAATCACGACTGGCAAGAAAACATTGCTCGCGGCTGACTTCAGCAAGTTCGTTGTTCGTTCTGCTGGTGGTGTTCAAATGGTACGTTTGAACGAACGCTACATGGACGAATTAGAAGTTGGTTTCGTTTCTTACGCTCGTAAGGACTCAAAAGTTCTTGACACACGTGCGGTGAAATACATGAAGCAAGCCTAATCATGAAGGTCAGATTTTTGAAATCTGCATCGGGTAACGGATTCCACTACCGCAAACACGCGGTGGTGGAAATCCACTCCGATGAGATGTTGACCGATTTTTTGAATGCGGGTTTTTGTGAGGCAATTGCCGAAGCACCAAAAGCACGCGCAAAGAAGGCGGTGAAAAAGAACACGTCAAAAGAAACACGATAAGAAATGGCAATTGATATTGTAACGCCCGCGGCGTCCGAACCCATCACATTGACGGAAGCAAAGAATTTTTTGCGCGTTGACCATAACGATGACAACACTTTGATTTCGGCATTGATATCGGCATCACGTGAAATGTGTGAACAATACACGCGACGCATTTTGGTGACGACAACAATCGACGAATATTTTGACCAATTCCCGCGCAATCATTGGGATGGTCAATCGAACTTGTTGTACTTATCACGCGGACCAGTTGCATCAATTACATCCGTTTCTTATGTTGACGAAATTGGTTCAACGGCGGTGATTCCGTCATCGTTGTACACAACCGATTTAATTTCAGAACCCGCACGCATTCAATCCATCGGTGGATGGACAACGGGGGCGGGTGTCGTCAATCAATTAATTGTTCGCTATGTCGTTGGAACGGCCGTGTCTGCAATTCCAAAGCCGTTGATTCAAGGGATGATGCTTGTCATTTCTGAATTGTACGACCAAAGAATGGACCGCGTTCGCCAACTGCCAACGGCATCCGAATATTTGTGGAACCCATATCGAATCTTTACATTCTAATGATTGACCAGTCGGGACAATTAGACCGCAGAATCACGATTCAATCGTTCAACGAATCAACTGATGATTTCGGTGAAGTGATTTTGTCGTTCACAACCTTGGCCAATGTTTGGGCAAAGGTGGTTGAAACCGGCGCGCATTTTGGTGAAGGTGAAGAAGGCAACCAAATGGTTGCAACCAAACGTGTGGAATTTTTCATTCGTTACCGCTCGGACATTAACGAGCAAATGCAAATTGTATACGACAACACAACCTACACAATCGAAGCGATTTTGAATGCAGACGCACGCAAGTCGTTCCAAAAGATTGTGACAAGATTTGCGGACTAATGGGAACAACGGGTGGTGCTTTTATTGGATTTGATGAAAAGGATATCAAGAAGGAATTTGAACGCGCTTTCAAAGAGTTGGAAAACCTACATGATGGGGTGACAACTGCACAAATTCGCCGCATTGCACGCAAGTCATTGAAGCCGATGTTGAAAGGTTACAAAGACGAAATCAAGAACATTGATTCCGGAACGTTCAAAGTGTACCGAAATGGCGGGATTTATGCAGAAATAACCAAAGGCCAATTGAAGAAATCAATGGGTATCATCACCACGCGTGTGAATCGTGGGGCAACGTTTGCGTCCTTATCGGTTGGCCCAAGGGTGAAGCGTACATTCAGCGACCCGGAAAAAGGTGGTTGGTTTGCTCACTTTTTGGAATACGGATATTTAAAGGACGGACAATATAAAGGACCAAACAAAGGATTTGCCAAACGCGCACGAACAAGAAATTCAAGCGGCGTTGGAAACGAGTTCAAGCGATTGATGCGTGGGTTCCTTAATAGACAAGTAAAAGCCGCGCGCATATGATTGGGAAGGTTATCAAATCAAAGTTCACCAGCGATTCAGCATTGAACACGTTGTTTGGTGGGCGCGTTTTTCCAGTAATTGGAGCGCAAACAAAAGCGACGCCGTTCGCGATTTACGAGGTGGCGAATATCACCACAAGTATGTCGAAAGAAAGCGATTCGCATATTGACGAAATAGATGTTCGAATCACGTTGATTTCAACAAAGTATTCGGACACACAAAACGCCGTTGAATACGTTCGGAGTGCATTCGTAAGAATGAACCAAACGATTGGCGGGGTGAAAGTAAAATCGTGCGCCTTTGAAGGCCAACGCGATTTGTTCAGCGATGATGAACGGACGTTCGGGTCACAAGTTGATTTGAAATTCCGCGTGTCTCGCGATTGATTTTGTAGATTTAAAAACGATTAAAAAGTAAAAAAATGGCAGTAACAAGCATCATGAATTCAACGGACGTTGTGATTCAAATTTCAGAAGATAACGGAACTTCTTATGACATCATTGGCCGTACAACATCGGCATCATTGAGTGTTTCAATGGAAACACGCGACACCACAAACAAAGATTCAGCCGGATGGCAAGAGAATCTTGAGGGTCTTAAAGCGTGGTCACTTAGTGGCGACGGCTTGGTGACTTACTCAATCAGTGGTGACTATGACACACCGGACGACCTTTTCACTTTATTGAGCAACCGCACGAAAGTGAAAGTTCAATTTGGTTCAATGACGACTGGGGAAATTGACTACACTGGTTTTGCATACTTGACAAGCTATGAGCAAGAAGCGGGTGTTGAGGAAAATGTGACCTATTCATTCGGATTCACAGGCACTGGTGTACTTCTTCAAGCGGCGGTTCCGGCTTAAATTATTGATTCGGGGCCGTCCGTCGGGCGGCCCCTTTATTACCTAACAACAACAAAAAAACAACAACATGACAACAATCATTGAAATCGGGGAACGTAAACACCCAATTAGATTTGGATTCAACGCCTTGCGTGAATTCTCAAGAATGACGGGAACAACATTGGCGCAATTGGAAAACCTTGGCGACGATATGACTTTGGACCAAGCAATCACATTGATGTTTTGCGGATTCAAAGACGGCGCAAGAAAAGAAAAAGCACCATTCCGATATGATGTGGCAGACGTTGCCGACTGGATTGACGAAGATGAAGAATTGATTGAAAAGGCGTTCGCCGTCTTTGAAGAACAATTTTCATCGGGTAGTGAAAAAAAGTAAATGACCGAACGTCGCAACAAGGTGACGTTGCAACATGGGACACGTTGGAAGCGTTCGCGTTCGGTCAAATTGGATTGATGCCGTCCCAATTTTATGACCTATTGCCACGCGAGTGGGGGAACTTGGTTGAAGGTTGGAACGAACGTCAAAACCGAAAAGAACAAACGGATTGGGAAAGGACGCGTTGGATGACAACAATCCTTTTGAATCCACACACAAAGAAGCGCATCAAGCCAAAAGATTTGATTGTGTTTCCTTGGGAAAGCAAGCCGAAGAAGAACCACAAGGTTTGGACACGGGGCGAAATTTTAGAAGCAATAAACGAACGCAAACAACGCGCAAAAGCCAATGGCAAGTCTTAGTTCATTAAATTTCCGACTAACCGCGAACATCGCGCCATTCCGTAAAGGTCTAAACAAGGCCGAACGTTCAATGGATAAGATGGGGCGCAAGATGCAACAAACGGGCAAGAATTTGTCAATGAAGTTGACCGCGCCACTTGTTGCGTTGGGTGCGGTTTCTTTTAATGTGTTCAAAGGTTTTGAAGCGGAAATGTCCAAAGTCAAAGCGGTGTCGGGTGCAACCGCTGAAGAGTTTAAAGCGTTATCGGATAACGCCAAAGATTTGGGAGCATCCACGATGTTCACGGCGCGTGAGGTTGCGCAATTACAAACGGAGTTCGCAAAACTTGGTTTCACGGCCACGGAAATCACAAAGGTCACCGAATCAACATTGGCATTGGCCCAAGCGTCGGGAAGCGATTTGGCGCGTGCCGCTGAAGTTGCTGGTTCAACATTGCGCGCGTTTGGATTAGATGCAAGCGAAACGGGTCGTGTCACGGATGTGATGGCGACGTCGTTCAGTTCATCGGCATTGGATATGGAAACATTCGCGAACTCGATGGCGTTTGTTGCACCCGTTGCGAAAAGCGCGGGAATGTCTATTGAAGAAACATCCGCGATGTTGGCGGTGTTGGCCAATGCTGGTATTAAAGGTTCAAAAGCGGGAACCGCATTGCGCCGTATTATTTCGGAAATCGGTGCAACTGGAAAACCAGTGTCCGAGGCATTGAAAGATTTGGCAACTCAAGGCATTGGACTTGCCGATGCGAAAGATGAAGTTGGACGTTCAGCGCAATCCGCGCTTTTGATTTTATCGGAAGGCGTTGACCAAATCAAACCATTAACCACGGAATTTGAAAATTCAGCGGGTGCGGCAAAAG